TCAAATAATGGTTTGATTGGACTAGGTTTGCCTACTGCAGCATTATCGATGTCTTCAATCTTAACTGCTAATCTTTTTGCGTTAAGACCCTTGCTTGCAGTAGTAAGTGGCTGACTAAGCGCCTGTACCCTTGCGACCTTTGCTGCTTTACCAGCAAGAAGCAGTGGATCAAGTGTGTTGAAAGCAAAGTCACCAAAGCCAGACCAGAATTGTGCTGATCCCTGGCTAAACACTTCTTCTACTTCACTTGCATTAGCCCAGTTAATTTTGTCAGTTGCCTGTGTACCAGGAGTTGCATCACCAATAAGGGCAACTAGCGCACGTCCTGGAGAAATCTTACGTCTCCATGCCTGCGACGGATCGTTATTGTAGTATTCCTGAGAGGATGCTACTGCGTCTTTCTGTGCATACTCAAATAATTCATCTAAAGACTTATCTTTATGTTGATTGCGGTAATTAGAATTTGCCAACATAATGGCAGCACTTAATTTTGGTGCTGTCCAGTCTCGATATGGTACGGCGGCAATTTCTAAAGCCCTAAATGCCTTTTTACCAACACTTGTTTCAGCAATACTACCAATAAGATCAGCAGTATTCTGTTCAACGTTTGACTTTAAGTTCTCAAATAAACTATTATCACCAGTTAGTGCCATTACTCGTCACCAACCTTGTAGCCATTGTTCATTACTAGAAGTTCTGTTAGAAAGTTATCTCGATCTTCTTCTGTTTCCCAGTTGATAACTGAAAATGGCATGACAACATCAGCGTTCTTGACACCAAACATATTGGTAAATGCTGCAATGTTGCGAGCCAAAATCATAAATTAAGCCTTAGATGCTTCTTGACGGACGTATGTTATAAAAGTTCTGAATGACTCTGGTGCTGATGGATCAGCAGCCATAGTTTCTAGTTGATCCATGTACTTGGATACCATTGCAAAGCGTGGATTAATTAGAGGTGGTGGTGAATAACCAGGACCTACAGGCACACCATCAGTAACTGGCTGATCTGGATTCTTTGTCATGTCAAATAAAGAAGTTATTTTATTTGTAGCAGGTGCACTAGGCTTCATTGTCGGAACATTAGTTCCTTGAGACATTGGTGCGCCAGCCATTTGTTCTTCAATTTGCTTACGAGCACCGTATGGTCCACCTGATGGAACCATGTCTGTGCGCTCAGATAGTTTACCTGGACCCGATACAGCCTTTTCTTGGCTTGTTGTCCGGTATGGGCGTGGTCCGCCTCTAGCCATGGTAACCTCTTTCAACTATCTGGATTTTTCCACCAGTATTAATATCAAACTTCTTAGCAATCTTAATTGCTTCCTCTATGCTAGCACCGTGTGCTAATGCGCCAAGGGCATATCCAGCACCTGAACCAATACCATAAGTGTTTGTATTAGTTACAAGAACAGAATAGTCTTGACAAATATAAAAAACTCTTTTATCGAAACCAATAAGGAAGCAAAACTCTTCATCTTCTTTGAGAGTAACACCAGCATTCTCATGCACCTTACGTAGTTCCGGAATAAACTTAGACACCATAAACTTATAGTGTTCTGTTCCATCGTAGATTGGTGGTTCCCAACCAAATAAAACAACATCACAGCAACGAGATGATCCTGCGCCAGCCATGACATACTCACCAACTTCGGTGATCTTTGTCATTCTTGGGTGCATGTATGCACGATCACCCTCAGTTACCTGAGCATCAGCAGCAAAGACAAAACCCTTGCTGTTTTGTACAGCAACGATTGTAGTCATTATCCACCGATCTGAGCAAGAATTGAGGCAACGTCAGTTGGAGGAGCCTGCTGTGGTTGAGCCTGTTGTGCAACCTCAGGTTGCGCTGGTGGCATCGGTGGTTGAGGTGGAGTAGGTACTGCGCCTAGTGCTTCACTCATTGTAGGTGCTGGGGTTTGCTGAACTGGTTCAGGCGCAGGGAACGCCTGAGCAACAGCCTCTTCGATAGATAAGCCCTCACGACGCTTTTTGATAGTCTGAGCAATCTTTGAAATAATAGCAGAAGGATCTTGTCCCTGTGATGCCATCTGCGGGATTGCTTGGGCTGTAGCAGCAAGAGATGCCGATAGCGAATCGCGCATCCGCTCTATATCAATGCGTTCCTGCTCACGCGAAACATTCATGTTCCATGGCAGTTCCTGCATGATAAAGTCTTTAGAAACTAGATTGGCTTGCAAAGCCTGTAGTGAGAAGATTAAAGCACGGGATGGATCAAGTCCAGCCATCAAGCCATAACGAACTTGAACTTCATACTGACCTGCAATATCCTTTTCAGGTGCATATGCTAGTTCGTATGGAGCACCTTGGAATACACCATTCTGCTTCTTCTCGCCCGGGAATAACTTCTCATCCATCTCAAAGCAAAGTTTAACAACCTGCTCAAAGGCTTCAGCAAGGATCATTTGTCCAGCCTTGATCTGGCTATCAAAGCCACCAAGGAGTGCTTGAACACCAGAGCCAGTAATGATGCTTGCATCAATCTGACCTGAACGTCCTTCAGGATAACGTGAACCCATACGCATTTCTTGTTCAAGAACTTGCTGTTCCTGGAATGCTGCTGGTGGTAGTTCAAGTCCTACTCGGCGAACGCCTGCTGGATTAGATGTACGAAGTACTGCATCTGGACCAAATGTAAATTCTTGTAGGTCCTGTGGTACAACCATAGGAGCCTGTACAGACTTTTCTGCTGCTTCCATAGCAAGCAAAGAAAATCTAGCACGAGCGATTTGAACCCAAAGTACATCATCGAACTGTCCTCTCGGATCGTCCGGATCAATTCCAGGACGGCGAGCAATTGCGACGGAAACTTTTCCTAGTGGGTTTCTCGTGCTACGCAGCACAAGATTGTCGCGCTGCGGAAGGAAGAGAACGATTTGGTCTGCGTCTTCATAACGCACCAACTCAAGTAACGTGCCAAGGTTTTCCATGTCACGCCCGAGTGTTCCAATTAAACGGGTCTCGTATTCAGGAAACTCGTTTACTAACTCTCCCAACGTTTTGTAATACTTCTTTGTGAATGAAATGCATCGCCCATAGCGGTCATATTCAGGGTAAGCACCCATAGGGTTTTCTATGCGGATACGTGGCATTCTAGCCTGGAAATCAGGCTCAACTACAATGGGCAAAAAGGCATAGGTATTATAACAGTCAGCACCAGTGTACATCTGTGTTTGCAATCTAGAGAACTGAATGTAGTTGTTGGCAATCAATGATCGATTGTCAGCAGCCTTCTTGGACTTCTCTGACTTGCTATTAATAGACGAGCAGTTAACTGAGGGTAGCGGTGCTAGAACCTCTGCAATGTCACGTGCTGCAACATCCACAAAGTTTGCAATCATAGGCTTGGATAAGCCTTCAGGGAACATGTCTGGGTAGACTGCTTCCATGTTACCACGGCGTACTTCGGTAATGTCTCGCATACGTGAATCGCGTGAAGCGTTACGATTTGTGAGGACAACAACCTTATCGCTAATTTGGTCGATTGACAAAGTCATAGTTTTCCTAAATGTAAATTACTTGTTGGTCTGCAGCAAGTTCATCTAAATCAATAATTGCTCTTTGTGCTAGATTTTTTCTAGTTGCGTATCTTGAGTTCATGTGGTGAACTCTGTTCATACCACTTTGAACCAGTTCCTTAGCCCGGATCTCACAGAACCAAAGAGCCATGACTACGTCAGTCTTGTTCTTTGTATCTGGTTTCCAGGTTATTAACTGGTTTATAAGAGCCTTGATGTGCTCGTTACTTGCATCTGGTAGGGTAATTAGATTACCACCAATGAATTTGCCATCGCGCATTGTACCGAATAGGTTCGACATGGAAGCCACACCGAAACTAACATCCCACTTATTCTTACCAGTGAAGTGCTCTCGCATTTGTACACCACGATTAGCCATCCACATCCGCAGATCCTCGTCTAGGGAATAGGCTTTCTGATGTGCGTTGATTTCAACGCGTAGTTCTATAGGACGGAACTTAAGCACCCAGTCTTCCATGAGTGCTCTAATCTTTTGAGGTGTAGGATCTGCCATGTTGTACACATCCAGAACCATACGCTGACCAGACTCACGCTCTACAGCATATGCTACCATAGCGGCGTGACCTGCCAT